AGAAACCCCCTTACCTTAGGTACTTACCTAGGGCGAGGGGGTCTTTTGTTGTTTCTAGACTTCTTCGTCCAGCCATTCATCTAGCAGATCGTGATACCTTTCCTCACGCTTCCTGAAGATAAAACTTTGTACTCGATCAATGATCTCATATAATAGATCACGAATCGCTAGAGCAAGTAGAGCACCAATGACGATCTCAAGCATAGTTATCCCCTTATAATATATATTATATATATTATATAGACCCTCCATAGAGGGTCTTATATAGTATATTATATACCAGTATACACATACAATCCAATAAGTACAAGTTTTGTTAAACTTTGTACAACAGCCCTGATGGTGTATACTACGGTTATGACAATTGAACTTGAAGGGTATGAGATACCCGAACACATCAGCTACTCAGCACTGACTACCTACATTGACTGTGGGTATATGTACTATCTATCAAGACTACTAGCCATCCCTGAGCAACCATCCGTGTGGTCCGCAGGGGGTAAGGCATTCCATTACGCAGCAGAAATGTGGGACTTAGAGAATGAGTAATACATACTGGGATCTTGCTTGGCTCAAAGAAACAAAAGACCTAGACCTAAGCAAAGCACGCGTGGGTGGTCGATCAACTAAGGCAAACCCTGACAAAGAGGATGCTGTATGGTGGGAAGCGGAAGGTTCTAAGTGGGTAGATAGTTACATCACTTGGCGCAAGAACAATCCTAACTGGAAAATCTGGAAGACACCTGAGGGTAATCCAGCAATCGAGTTAGCGTTGATGCCTGACTTTGCTGGCGTGCCAGTCAAGATGGTGATTGACAGGGTGTTTGAAGTCGATGGACAACTTGTTGTTGTTGACTTGAAAACCTCTCAGCAAACTCCTTCCAGTGCGCTTCAACTTGGTTTCTATAAGGTGGGACTTGAAAGAGTCTTTGGGGTTGAAATCAATTTGGGTGCATACTGGATGGCACGTCAGTCAGGCACAAGTTCGATGGTTGACCTATCAACCTACACTGGCGACAAGATTGGCGACAAGATGGACTACCTTGCACAAAACTTTGATAAAGCCAGAAAGTCTGGTATATTTCTTCCTAATACAAATAACTGTCAGTATAGATGTGGGATGACCGATCACTGTCAGTTCTCAACGAAAGTAGAAAAATAATATGGCAACAGAAGACTGGAAGTTACAAGTATCATACAAGACACCATCGGGTGATATGATAAACGTCCGTGCTAATACTGCTGATGAACTCAGCGTATTGCTAGAAGGTATCGGCGACTATTCTGTGCAGATTGCTGCAGTTCAGAAGTTAGTTGTTGGTGCATACAACACAGCCCCTTTGGGGACCACGCCTTCAACTCAAAGCACAGCGCCATCCATCTCATCCGCTCCAACCCCAGTGTCGCCAGTTACAGGTACCGCTTCACCGACTTGCGTTCACGGAGCACGGATCTTCCGTCAGGGAGTGAGCAAGACAACAGGAAAGCCATACGCATTCTGGGCGTGTCCAACACCACAGGGGACACCAGACCAATGCAAGCCAGTCAACTAGTACAGCAAGAGTTAATGTAAGATGAGTCGTAGTCACCGTACCACACCAAGTCGGTGGCTGCGACTTCTCTTTAGAGAGGGGGAGAAATGCGTACACTTGTCAGAAGTGTTGGTCGTGCCAGTATCGGTGGAGAGCCGTTGCCTAGTTGCTTTAAGGCCTTTGAGAACAACAAGATTATTATCAGGCGATCTGAAGTATCAATGTTTGCAGCAGCCCCAGGTGTAGGTAAATCTACCCTTGCGCTAGCACTAGCATTAAAGATGAAAGTTCCAACTCTTTACATATCAGCAGACACTAATGCACATACAATGGCTATGCGCCTAGCATCTATGATCTCGGGTAAGAGTCAGAGCGATGTAGAAAGTTTGATGAATACTGACCAAGGCTGGACACGTGCAACACTTGCACGAGGTAGCCACATCGTATGGTCATTTGAATCAGCACCAACACTACAAGATATTGATGAAGAAGTGCAAGCCTTTGAAGAACTATGGGGATGTGCACCTACTCTTATTATTGTAGATAACTTAATGGATGTAGCCACCGATGGTGGCGAAGAGTTCGCATCTATGCGTGCGATTATGAAGGAGTTGAAGTACCTTGCACGTGCTACGAATGCGGCTGTTGTTGTTCTCCATCATACTTCTGAGGCTGTTACTGGGTCTCCGTGTCAGCCACGCTCTGCTATCCAAGGTAAGGTCGCTCAACTTCCAGCTCTTATATGTACACTTGGCGTTGTTGGAACTTCAATGGGTGTTGCGCCTGTCAAGAACAGATACGGCAGAGCAGACGCAGGCGGAACATTAATGACTTGGGTTGCATTCAATCCTGAGTATATGTTCATAGACGATATTCCTGAGAACGTATAATGACATATCCTAATTGGTTTGATGGTCAGAAGTATAACTTCGAGAATCACTTGCTTCACCTAGCAGGGCAACCTGATCTTAAGTTCCTGCAGATAGGAGCCTATACAGGCGATGCATCAGTGTGGTTGCTTGAGAATATTTTGACTGACTCAACATCTACTCTGACTGACATTGATACTTGGCAAGGTTCAGATGAGTCCGAGCATAAGACCATTGACTTCAATAATGTGTATCAATTCTATTTGGTTCGCATCAGCAAGTACAACAATGTTCTTGCTATCAAGTCTAAGTCAAAGTATGCGCTACCTAATCTTAATTATACCTACGACTTCATCTACATAGATGGTGATCATACAGCCAAGGTTGTAGCCGAAGATGCTGAAGCTTCTTGGAAACTTCTTAAACCTGGTGGCATTATGGCTTTTGATGATTACTTATGGGGCAAGGATTTGTCACCTGAGTTAACACCTAAACCAGCAATTGACAAGTTCTTTGCTGATCATACAGGTGAGTACACATTATTGTCTGACGATTACCAAGTTTGGATACGCAAGAATGACAACTAGAAAATCTCACAAAGCAAGAGGGGCAACATATGAAACAGACATCAAGGACTGGTTTAGAGCAAATGGATACGACGCTGAACGACTTGCTAGAACAGGTACAAAAGATGAGGGCGACGTTGTTGTCCGTTCGGACTTCCTTGGTAGCATTGGAGTTATCGAAGCCAAGGCGCCAGGCGCAGGCAACAAGATTGACCTTAGTGGCTGGACCAAAGAAGCGCAGTTGGAAGCAACGCATTACGCGGAAGCCAGGGGTATTAAACGTGAAGCGATACTCGCAGCAGTCCTCATCAAGGCGCGAGGAAAATCTATATCAGACTCGTACCTTGTCTTAAGATTGGGTGATGTATTCGGTGAGTGATATGCCTTCGGTTAAGGCAGTGCTTGAACATTATGGTGCGAGCATACGCCGAGATCACGGACAGACTAATCTTAAATGTCCGTTTCACGGTGACACTCACCAGTCAGGTACTGCAAACTTAGATGAGAATATATTTATTTGTTTCGCCTGTGGCGTACAAGGTAACAGTTTACAACTTATAGCAAGACAAGAGGGGGTCGACATTCGTGAAGCAAAACGAATCGCAGAAGGAATTACTGGGGCGAGCAGTCCATCGGTATCAGGAAAACATTTATCTAGCCGAAGACTACCTCAAAAGCAGAGGTATAACAGTGGAAGTAGCACGTCTGGCTCGATTAGGCGTAGTCGCGGAGCCTGAGGTTGGACACGAAGCGTTCATTGGTAGACTTGCCATCCCGTACATTACTAAAACTGGGGTTGTTGATCTTCGTTTCCGCAGTCTTAACCCTGCTGTTGAGCCTAAGTATATGGGTATGACTGGTGCTGAAACAAAGATGTACAACGTTCTAGATATTGAACGAGCAGGTGATTGGATTGGAGTATGTGAAGGTGAGCTGGACACTCTTACTCTTAGCAAGTGTATTGGTATTCCTTGTATTGGTGTTCCTGGTGCTAACTCGTGGAAGAAACATTACACAAGATTACTTGCAGACTTTGAAAGAATATTTGTTTTCGCAGACGGAGATCAACCAGGAAAAGAATTCGCAACTGGACTCGCAAGAGAATTACCAGTCACCATTGTCTCAATGGGTGAAGGTGAAGATGTTAATTCTGCCTACGTCAAACACGGGGCAGAGTATGTCAGAGAGAAGATGGGAATGGGATTCGATGATTAACAGAGATGAATGTCCAGAGTGTGGTGAGAAGTTCGAGAATGTGTTTGAAGCAACAGACCACCTACTCGAAGAGGACGATGAGTTTGACCCAGCATTGATCTTACCTAATGGGTATAAGTTAATGATAGGTTCACTGCTTAAGTGTTTGTATCGTTATGCTGATAGTCCTGATGATGTTAAGCGTATAGCGCAAGAGACATACTTGACTCTGTTCCTTGCTGAGACTGACCCACGAACCATTGTGGATACAATTGAAGATATGATAGTCAGTTCTAGTGTTGCGGATTTGGATAATGAACTCAAACAATTACTCGAAGATAAGGAGTGAGGAAGTATGGCAGATTACAGAGCACTTGGTGAACCAAGGTTTCAAGATAACACAGATGGAAACGACGGATGGAGAGTTAATCCTCACTTTGACTATCCCGTTGATGACTTCTATGTAGATGTATCTGAAGTCTTTGATGAACTAAAAGAACTATTGCTCAGCAAGCATATGGACTACGGCCCTAAGAATATTGCCGAAGCCCCAGGTGGTGCGGTTAATGGATTACGTGTGCGAATGCACGATAAGTTAGCAAGGATTAATAACCTTGTTGATAGTGGTGCTAAACCTCAGCACGAAAGTTTTGAAGATTCATTCAAGGATATGGCTAACTATGCCATCATCGGGTTACTAGTGTTAAGGGACAAATGGGACAAATGATACAAGCAATGTTACTATCACTTCAACTAGAACTAGTATCCATACTCGCACTTATCAGTGCGCTACTTGGTAACTAAGACAACGGAGACAACACAATGAAAACAATCGTTTGTATATCTGATCTTCAGGTACCGTATCACGATGTAGAAGCCGTCAATGCAATTGCAAAGTTCATTAAGGCTTACCAGCCTGACACAGTTGTATCCTGTGGTGATGAAATGGATATGCAGACAATCAGTAAATGGAGTAAGGGTACTGAGTTAGAGTTTGAGCGGTCAATAGGACGTGACCGTGACACAACACGACAGGTACTCTATGACTTAACCGTTGAGCATATGGTGCGTAGCAATCATACAG